GTGATCAGGGCGCTTCAGGCGACCGACTTGAACAGGTACATACAGCTCGGCGAGAACAGCATCTACTTCCGTTCCGATGACGGCATGTACAGGGGCGATGGCGCAGGCTTGTCCATCTACGATGACAGCATCCTCGTCAAGATGTCGAAGGACGGCGGCAACTACACTGCCGTACAGGTAAAGAACACGTCGGATGGCGTCAGGGCCACGTCGGTCGAGTTCACCTCCGACGTCAAGATAAACGGAACCTTGAGCGTCGTGAACTCCAAGAACCGCATCGTGGAGACCGAGGACTATGGCACGCGCAAGCTCTACTGCTACGAGACCGCGACGCCGTACTTCGGCGACATCGGCTCTGGCACGACCGACGCGGACGGCACGTGCGTCGTGCTGATCGATGACCTCACGCAGCAGGCAGTCGGAAGCGATGGCCGCTACCACGTCTTCCTACAGAAGTGCGGCGAGGGTGACCTGTGGGTCAGCGAGAAGCACCGTGACTACTTCGTGGTCGAGGGCACGCCGAGCCTTGGGTTCGACTGGGAGCTGAAGGCAATACAGCCTGGGTTCTCGAACGAGAGGCTTGAGCCCGAGGGGACCCCGTACAGGGGTGACGATGGCGAGACGAACTTTGATAGGATATACGCGGAGGAGCTAAACTACTCTGCGAACATGGAAGCGCTCTACGAATAACAGGGGGTTGATGCAAGGTGAAGCAACTGTCGAGTTTCATGGTCCTCAATGTCAACGGCGGAGACCGCGTCTCCTACACCTATGACGAGATAGATGACCAGACAGGCGAGCTTGTGGACGGCAACATAAAGGAGACGTTCTTCGTGGTGGACAACACACTCCGCAACAACATCGAGAAGGTCCGCAACTACATCCGCACCAACAAGCTCGCGTAGGTTACTGCACCGACAGACGATACCAAAGGACGGTGTTCGCATTGAACATACAGCGTGTGAGCCTTGACATCTCGAAGATGGTCACCGGCACGCAGTATGCACGGATCGGGCAGGAGGACTCGTCGGGCACGACGATAGTCGCCAGTATATACAACAACGGCGAGTCCTTCGACCTCACCGGCATGTCCGCCGTGTTCTGCATGAAGCTGCCGGGCAAGATGTTCTACGTCCGGGACGAGCTGTGCTCCGTGTCTGGGAACACGATAACGTACGTGGTCAACGAGGACTATTGCTGCTATGTCGCGGGAATGACGGACGTGGCTTACTTCGAGATACACGACGGAAGCGGGACCATAGCGTCGACCGGCAGGTTCAAGATAGACGTGCTCTCCAGTGCGAGGGCCGGAAGCCACATCGGCGGCAGCTACGACCCGTACATACAGGGCGAGCTCGACAGGATATTCGACAGGATCGACGAGGCCATCGACGAGGCCATCGAGGGCGGGTCGACGTACATACTGCCAACGGCGTCCGAGACGAGGCTGGGCGGCGTCAAGGTCGACGGCGAGACCATCACCATCACAAGGGACGGCGTCATCAGCGGCCTTGGCAAGATAGACGCCGACGACCTCGGTCTCGTGCAGGACATGAACACGTACTACGTCTACCCGACGTACAGGGGCGTCAGGTCGTCCCACGGCATCCCGTTGCAGGGCGGCGGCGGTGGCGGGGGCGGTGGTGGCGGCAACGCGGCCACAATCACGCTCAAGAACATGACCGGCTGGATAGCGGCGTCGATCAACAACGGTAGCGAGTGCACGCTCAGGCTCGCATGGTCGTCCATCGAGGACGACATGCCGACTGGCGACGGCAACCTCGTCGTGAGCGTCAACGACTCCATAAAGATACGGCAGAACGTACGGCAAGGCTCGATCACGGTGGATGCAGGGAGCATCGTCTCCGTCGGGTCGAACAGCGTCAAGGTGCAAGTCAGCGACGTGTACGGCAACACGAAGGTGATAATCTTCTCGATCGAGGTCTACTCCCTCACGATGTCGAGCAGCTTCTCGACCTCTACGACGTACGCGGCGAACAAGCTCATCCAGTACACGTACACACCCGTGGGCGCACTGACCAAGACCGTCCACTTCATCTTGGACGGCACCGAGATCGGGACGGCGGTCGTCACCGCATCGGGCAGGCAGCAGTCATACGACCTGCCCGGCGTCGGCCACGGCGAGCACACCCTGCGAACCTACTTCACCGCGATAATCGACGGCAGCGAGGTCAGGTCCAACGAGCTGTTCTACAGCATCATAGTCGTCGAGCCGGGTAACAACACGCCGATCATCGCGGTCCAGTTCGACAGGACCACGGCTGTGCAATACGAGACGATAAACGTCCCGTACAGGGTGTACACGCAGAACTCAATCACGTCGAACGTGTCGCTCGTGGCTAACGGCAGAACCGTGTCCCTGCTCACGGTCGACAGGTCCGAGCAGATATGGAGCTACAGGGCCGACGCGCCAGGCGACCTCCGGTTGAGGATAGAGTGCGGGAGCGTAGCGAGGGACATCGACCTCACCGTGTCAGAGTCCGACATGGACATAGAGGCCGAGACGAGCATGCTCGCATTGCACCTCACGAGCTACGGCAGGTCGAACAACGAGGGCGACCCAAGCGTCTGGTATGACGAATACAGCGACATCTCGGCGGAGATGACCGGCTTCGACTTCGTGTCGAACGGCTGGGTGATAGACGACGACGGCATAACGGCGCTGAAGGTGTCGAACGGCGCACGGGTCACGATACCCTACCAGATGTTCAAGGGCGACTTCAGGACCACGGGCAAGACCATCGAGTTCGAGTTCGCGACCGGGGACATCCTAGACTATGACACGACGATCATAAGCTGCATGAACGGCGGCAGGGGCTTCAAGTTGACCGCACAGCTCGCGACGATACGGTCGGAGCAGACGGAGATAACGACGCAGTACAAGGAGGACGAGCACGTCCGCGTGTCCTTCGTCGTCGAGAAGAGGTCGGAGGACAGACTGGTCTTCGTCTACATCAACGGCGTCGCGTCCGGCTGCGTGAGGTACCCGGACGACGACAACTTCTCCCAGCCTAGTCCAGTGGGCATCACCATAGGGTCCGACTACTGCTCCACCTACATCTACTGCATCCGCGTCTACGACAACGACCTCACGAGGTTCCAGATAGTAGGCAACTGGATCGCGGACACGCAGGACGTGTCGCAGATGGTCGAGCGATACCTGCACAACGACGTGTACGACGAGTACGGGCGGGTGACCATAGCGGAACTTCCGAACGACCTCCCGTACTTCGTGCTTGAGGCGGCGGAGCTGCCCCAGTACAAGGGCGACAAGAAGACCATCACGGGCAGGTACGTCGACCCCGTGGACGAGTCGAACTCATTCTCCTTTGAGGGATGCCAGATAAACGTACAGGGCACCTCGTCCGCGCCGTATGCCCGAAAGAACTACGACATGCAGTTCAAGCAGGGCTTCGACATGCACGACGGGTCCCACGCCGACACCTACGCGCTGTCGCCAACGGTCATCCCGTTCAACAGGTTCGTCCTGAAGGCGGACGTGGCGTCGTCCGAGAGCGCGAACAACGTCGAGCTCACGATGCTATACAACGAGATCGACCCGTACAAGCGGCCCGAGCAGTTGGCTAACCCGCTCGTGCGCAAGGGCATCTACGGATTCCCGATCGTGGTCTTCTGGTACGACACGGTCTCCGGCGAGACAACGTTCATGGGTAGACAGGCAGCATAACTTGCCCATGTAAAACCCTCTCTGATATACGGCGAAAACCGTGCGGACGGCAACGCCCAGGAAGGTCGAGAGACCGCCTGCAACGACTGAGTGAGAGGGGCCGAGCAATCGGCATGCAACAGTCTGGACACTGGCGACACCGCCACAGAAGGAGCCAGTGAGGAGCGGTCAGAGGTAACCAGACCACTTAAAGAAGCACCGCTCCCGCCTAGTGTCATTGGCTAGGTCACGAAAGCAACAGCTAACGAAGTACAACTTCAATCTTCCGAAACGAGCGCCTAAGCCTTATGGCTATAGCGGCGACATGGAGTCGTGGGAGTTCCAGAACAACACCAGCAACCTGATGCTGTTCCTTACGGACTACTTCGACGAGACGATGGTCGTCGACCCGACCACGGGAGACGCCAAGGAGGCATGGCGCTACGACTACGAGGCGAGGTTCCCGTCCGACGAGTGGACCAACTACGCGAAGCTACAGGAGTTCGAGTCGTTCATCTATTCGACGTACCGCGCCAACGCGACCAACAAGGCGCTGCCCAGTCCCTACACGGACGTTGACGGCAAGGTCCACACGCGCGACGACGCGGCGTACCGGCTCGCGAAGTTCAGGACCGAGTTCAAGGGCTACGCCGAGGTCCAGAGCTTCATCTTCTACTACATCTTCACCGAGCTGTTCCTTATGGTGGACTCTCGCGCGAAGAACCTCTTCATCGGCTTCAGTGGCGGCAACACGACTGGCCTCAAGGTGATAGACCGCAAGGCAGTCGCGGAGCCGTACGACATGGACACCGCACTTGGCATTGAGGCGGCCTGAGGGTTAGTGCCAAGTATAAAAAACTCTCTCTGATATACGGCGAAACCCCTATGGGAAGGGCAACGCCTAGGAAGGTCGAGAGACCACCTACAACGACTGAGCGAGAGAGCGCCACGCTCGTGGCGATGCAACAGTCTGGACTCGCGTAATAATCCCAAGCACCACAGAAGCGCGAGAGGGACGGTCAGGGGTAACCAGACCGCTTAGAGAAGAACCGTCCCCGCCTAGCGCCATTTGCTAGGTCATCAAGTAACAGAATGTAACAACGAGGGTTCGCTGACGTTCGGATACTCGCTTGAGGACACCGAC